AGTATGTTAGAGAAATGTTAAAACAGGCAGGTTGGTAATGAAGTTTAAGTCAGACATTGATATTGATTTTGCAGACAGAGATGATATACTCAAACTAATTGAGCATACTTCTGCACGTCAAGATCGTGAGGACGGTGTACGCAAACACAACTCAGGTGTGTACGTAACTGAAATACCTTATGACCCAATTAATGACTGTGCTAGTATTGATTATGAAACAGCAGATGATCGAGGTTATGTTAAGATTGACTTTCTTAATGTTAATGTCTATAAACTGATTAAGGATCAAGAACATTATAATCGTATGTTAGCACAAGAACCTAATTGGGCAAGATTAAAAGATCCAGAGTTTGTAGAAAAGATTATACACATTGGCAATCATTATGAACTTATTAAGGATCTAGAAGTTAATTCAATTCCTAGAATGGCTATGTTCTTAGCACTTATACGTCCAGGTAAAAGACATTTACTAGGCAAGGACTGGGCAACTATTGCAGAAGATATCTGGACAGTACCAGATGACGGTAGTTATTATTTTAAAAAAGCACACGCAGTTAGTTACGCAGTACTGGTTGCCTTACATATGAATTTACTAGATGAAAGTTTACGTACACAAGGACAGTAGAATACGTGACATCTGTAATATCAGAGAAGAACGCTACTACTCAGTAGAATATTTAAAATCCTTACCAGACAACACCGTACAGGTCATACCAATCAAGTATGATGATACCTACTTCTTAGACTACATTAAAGAATCAAATGCTACTATTGTATTGGAGAATCTAGTAGAAGGTGGCGATACATTTATGCGTATGCTAGACAATCAAGGGCTACTTAAAGGTGCCTTAGACGGTCGCTACGCAACGATCTCATCAGGAGAGCTACCAGAGTCTATTAATAATTACAACACTAATTATATGATGTACATGACTGCTGAAGCAAACTTAAACAACAAATATGTAGCCTATAGCAATCACAAACGTAAGTATGACTTCTTATTCTTAAACAATAGACCAAGAACACACAGACTAGAATTAATCAAACAATTAGAGTATGATGGTCTATTAGACAACGCACTATGGACACATATTACTACTGGTAAACGTTTACCACGTGAGTATGAAAAGAATGATATAACATTTGAAAGTCTAATAGATTGGCAACGTTGGGACGCAGGTGAATGTATTACAGAACAATACTTTGACACATGGTTTAGTCTACAAGCAGAGTCAACAGTGTTACACCGTTATAGTTTCTTTACTGAGAAAACTTGGAAACCTATTATTGCTAATCACAATTGGATTACTCTAGGCAGTGCTAATCACTATGATGAACTACGCAAACTAGGATATCGTGTTCCAGACTGGGCATGGACTAGACTAGAACGTTGGGAAGATAGACTCAGAGGTTGTGTCAATCAAGTACATGAACAAATCAAATATGGACTAGAAGATTGGTATAATGATACTAAAGAAGATAGAGCTTATAATCAAAGATTGTTTTGGACTAGGTATCAGGATTACTATACTGATACAAGAGATGGACTAGCGGATTGGCTTAGTCAACTCGGCGGACAAGTGTAATTGATTTTTTCTTAGTACGCTTCTTAGCAAGGTCTGTTAATGAAGTAGCAGGACCGTATAATATATCTAGATCTTTATTGATAAATGTTTGTAAGAATGGTTTGAATACTGCCCACTCTTCGCGTAAGAAAATATTAATTGGTATTGAACGATTTGATTCCCACCACCATGTTTCTGCTAGTTCTAAGAATCTTTGTTTTAATTCTAAATCAACTATACGGCCAAAGTCGTACATTGTGGTAACAAGTTGATCCCTGTTCTGCACAATACCTACGTATTCTGTATTACCATACATCACCACAGTGATAAATGGATACTTCTCTGACAGTTGTTTAAAAAAATCGTTTGACATGTTGATAAATATGTTATATGTATAATACTCAAGTCTATTTATATAATCAGGATCAGTTGGTAATATTAAATGATTATACCAACAATGACATAACTTCAGTGAGGTGGGCACCCGTGTACGCAAAAGATTTAAAACTACATAAAGGCACTGACAATGTATTAACGTTTAGATTCGTTAATCAAGACCAGAAGCCAGTATCGCTAACAGATACAACAGTTACATTTAGATTAATTAATCGTGAAGGCGAAGCGTTAATACTATCAAAAGATTTAGAAATGATTGATGCTGTTAAAGGTAAAGCAAAAGTTACTGTAACAGAAGCAGAACTAGATGATGTATCAGCACAGAAAGCACATTACAGTCTAGAACGCAAACAATCATCAAGCTCAGTATACAATCCTGGATTTGTAGATGACAATGCCGGTGCCCGTGGCGTTGTTGAAATCCTAGATTCAGTTATGCCACTTCACACAGCAAGCCGTGCAGTTACTATTCCTGATCATGGTAATGCGACAACATATAATTCATCAACTTGGACAGGTAATGATCAAGGTCTACAAACTCTACAATACACTCCAAGTTCATTTACAGGTAACATACAAGTAGAAGGTGCTGTTGACGATTCAGGTCAATGGTATGACGTTGGTTCTACAGTAACATTATCTGCATCATCAACTACAGGCTACATAAATATCAATGGATTTCATCCTTACTTAAGATTAAACATTGAAGAAACATCTGGTAATATAACAGACGTAAAAATTAGATAGTTGAACATTAAACGATTAGCCGTATTTGGAGACAGTTGGGTCTACGGTGATGAACTAATAGATCCTGAGCTCAGACCTCAAATAGGTGATGAATGCTGTCATCACACTAATACTCCTTACAGACTTAAAAAATCATTTAGTGGTCTTATTGCTGACCATTTTAACATAGACTACGAAAACTATGGACACCCAGGTGCTAGTCTACAAAGCACAATGTGGACTTTTCTTTGGTGGCTACGTCAAGATATTAGACACGAGGATTACTTAGTACTAGTTGGGTTGACAGCCGCCGATAGGCAAAGTTGGTATAATCCAGAACATCAACAAATGGGAGATGACCCAGACTGGAACAAGTACATACACTCTACTTGGGTAAACTTTGGCAGTTCTGTTATACCTCAAGAATGGCAAAAGTTTGGGAAAGATTATCTTACATTAAGTCATTCAGATGAACTCAGTGAACTTAATTACGAACAGGCTGTATATTTCTTTGATGGTATATCTAAAAGTCGCAATCTTAAACTAGGACAGTTTAATTTATTTCAACAACCAAAAGTATTATCAGCAGACACACTATGGTGGCCAGATCGTAACTTTAGAGATGATCTTGCTATAAGACCAGACAGAAAAGAAATACATGCTCCTATGGATCACCCAAATGAACTTGGGCATGAAATCGTATCAAAACAGTTGTTATCCAAAATAAATGATGTTATACTAACTTAATGTTAGATATTACGACTGTTATTCCTGCAAAACACAAACGTACTGCCAGTGGTTGGGTAAGTTTTAATGCTGTCTGCTGTGAGCATAATGGCGAAAACAAAGATAAACGTCAACGTGGCGGTGTTAAACAAAATGGTGATGACTGGAGTTATCACTGTTTTAACTGTGGCTTCAAAGCAAGTTTTAAACTAGGACGTACCTTAAGTTATAAAGCACGTAAACTATTATCGTGGATGGGCTTAGATCAAAATACTATTTCAGGTATAAACTTAGAAAGTCTTAAACACAAAGACATAGCACAACTAGTAGAACAACAGCGTGAAGTAGAAGTTAAAGTAACATTTGATCACAAAGACTTACCTGAAGAACTACGCTTATTAGAAACAGGTGATGCTGAGTTTATAGAATACTTACGCAACAGAGGTATAGATTGGGAAGACTATCCTTATATGATATCGCCAGATATTGATGGACGTAACGCAAAACGTATTGTAGTTCCTTACACTTATGAGGGTGATGTAGTAGGTTGGTCAGCACGTTACTTAGATGATCGTACTCCCAAGTATATTAATGAACAGCAATCAGGATATGTGTTTGGTGTTGATCTACAACAAGAACATTGGACACAGTTAATTGTAGTAGAAGGTTTGTTTGATGCATTAAGCATAAATGGTGTAGCAGTTCTACATAATACAGTCAGTGACAAACAAGCACAGATAATCAAACAACAGCATAAACAAATAACAGTGGTACCTGATCAGGATGAAGCAGGACTAAAATTAATTGATCGTGCTGTAGAACTAGGATGGGCAGTTAGTATTCCAGACTGGCCAGAGCATGTCAAAGATGTTAATGATGCTGTAAAACATTATGGCAGATTAGGTACATTGATAACTATTATGAACAGTCGTGAAACCAGTAAGATTAAAATTGAATTGGCAAAACGTCGACTTGTAAAAAAGGTGAAATAGATATATAATAAACTATGGCTACAGAATACACATTAGAAATGCAAAAACTGTTCTTGGAGATGATGCTTCAAGACGCACAGAGTTATATTCGTGTGCAGAATATCTACAATCCAGAAAACTTTGATCGCAGTTTACAAGAAGCGGCTAAGTTTATCAAAGAACATGTAGACAAGCACAAAGCCATACCTACGCTTGAACAAGTACAAGCAGTAACTAATACAAAACTAACACATGTTCCAGACTTAACTGATGAACACTATTCATGGTTTATGGAAGAGTTTGAAGGCTTTACTAAACGCCAAGAACTAGAACGTGCTATTCTAAAGTCAGCAGACATGTTAGAAAAAGGCAACTACAATCCTGTAGAAAAATTAATCAAAGACGCAGTACAAATATCACTGACAAAGGATATGGGTACAGATTACTTTGAAGATCCTAAAGGTAGACTTGAACTATTAAAAAGTAAAAACGGACAGGTATCAACAGGTTGGCCTGCTATGGATAGACCATTGTATGGTGGATTCAACAGAGGTGAGCTACAGATATTTGCTGGTGGTTCAGGCTCGGGTAAAAGTTTGTTTATGCAGAACTTGGCAGTTAACTGGAGTCAGCAAGGACTTAACGGTGTTTACATTACACTAGAACTTAGTGAAGGACTTTGTGCTATGCGTATTGATAGTATGATGACTAACACAAGTTCAAAAGAAATCTTTAAGAAACTTGAAGATGTTGAAATGAAAGTTAAACTAGTTGGCAAGAAGTCAGGTAAGTTACGCATCAAGTATATGCCAGCACAGTCAAATGTTAATGATATTAGAGCATACTTAAAAGAACTAGAAGTACAGACAGGTATTAAAGTAGACTTCCTTTGTGTTGACTACTTAGATTTGATTATGCCTGTGAGTGCTAAAGTAAGCCCAAATGATTTGTTTGTTAAAGACAAGTATGTGTCTGAGGAACTAAGAAACTTAGCAAAAGAACTAGACATTATATTTGTTACAGCATCGCAGTTAAACAGAGCGGCTGTGGAAGAAGTAGAA